GGGGTACAGACGTTCGGGTGCAATATAGAGCTTGACGTAATCGAGGACGCAACGCCCAGCGTAAGCCAGCATACGGGAGAAACTACAGTATATGTAGACCGTAGCAACAAAAAATACCATAGTAAGCCTAACTGTTCGGGAATGAAAAACCCAAAGAGCATACCGCTAAGCCAAGCAAAGAAGAAATACACCGCTTGTAAAAAGTGTTGTAAATAGGTAAAGGCATAAGCCGCAGACTTGTAAAAGAGTTTGCGGCTTTTCGTCGTATATGGGGAAAGAACAGGAACGAAAGAGAGGTAGCAGAAATGGCGAATAAGAAAGGCAGCCGACAGCTGACATGGACAGACCGTATAAGTATTGAGGCATTGAAAAAAGCAGGGCATAGCGTGATAGAGATAGCAGAACAGCTGGGCGTACACCGCAGCACTATATACAATGAGCTTAAGCGAGGGGAATATATGCACAGAAATAGCGACTATACAGAAACATTAAGTTATAGCCCAAACAAGGCACAAATGAAAGCAGAGGAAAATTTAAAGGCAAGGGGTACACAGCTTAAAATAGGAAACGATATTGCATACGCAAATTATATAGAGGATAAAATAGTAAATGAAGATTACAGCCCAGCTGCGGTACTGGGAGAATTGAAAGCACAGGGGAAAGAGGGGGAATTTTCCGTAACAGTATGCGTAACGACCTTATACAGCTACATTGATAAGGGTATTTTCCTTAAGCTGTCTAATAAGAATTTGCCAGTAAAGAAGAATAAGAAGAGAAATTATAAGAAAGTACAGAGGCAACAGAAAAGGGCGGCAGCAGGAGAGAGTATAGACAAACGCCCGAAAGAGATAGATACACGGGAAGAGTTTGGCAACTGGGAAATGGACAGCGTTTTAGGTAAGCGGGGAAAGTCAAAAAATACGTTGCTGGTACTGACAGAGCGGAAAACCAGAAACGAGATTATATTTAAACTGCCAGACCATACAGACGAGGCAGTAGTAGCGGCACTGGATAGATTAGAAAGAAAATGGGGCGCTGATATGTTTAAACGGGTATTTAAGACAATCACAGTAGACAACGGCAGCGAGTTTGCAGATGCAGAGGGCTTACAGCGTTCTATTATAAACGAGGGAGAAAAGCGGACAAAGGTATATTACTGCCACCCTTATAGTAGCTGGGAACGTGGCACGAATGAGGTAACAAATAAGATGATACGCCGGAAGATACCGAAAGGCACAAATTTTGACGACAGGACAGAGGAAGAGGTAGAGAGTATAGAGAACTGGATAAACGGATACCCACGCAAAATACATGGTTATCATTCAGCAGGGGAACTATTCGAGGAAGAGGTAAAACAGCTTGCATAAGAACGGAAATAGGGAGCGTGAGAGGCTGGCAGCAGTGGCAGCCTTACTATTGCGCTGCCTAAAAGTGAAAATATACAATAAAACAGGCTACGTATTGTGCAAAACGGCAAAACGATAAAAACATGAAAAAATGTCGAATTTAATGTTGACATTTTTAAAGATAAGTTTTAGAATGAAAATCGACAAGAGGTTATAAAGCCTCTGCCGATTTTCTTTTTTTATAGGAAACAGCAGAAAAGAAGAGCGTGCAGAGCGTAAAAACTCTGACACGCTTATTTTTTTACCATAAAAGCAAATGAGGACGGAAAGGAGCATAGAGCATGGCGAAACGAAAGTACAAGCGTCTGCATTACGAGGACAGGCAGACCATAGAGGCTATGAGTAAGCAGGGCAGCAGTGTAAGTGATATTGCAGAGGTGCTGGGAACGCATAGGGACACAATTTATAGGGAGTTCAAACGCTGCAACGCCACACTGAAAACCTACACGGCGGCAGCGGGGCAGCAGGCGTTATAAACAAGAAAAACAAAAGAGAGGTAAGACACATGAAAAAAGTAGATTTTAACAAATTGCAGGCAGGCGACTTAGTAGAAGTACCACGCACACAGTTTGCACCTATGCGTAGCGGCTGGAATGGCTGGTTATTCAGTGAGGCAGTAGTAATAAGAAAGGGAGTAGGAAGAAAAAGCAAAAGGAATGTAGTCGTAGTGGAAATGAGAACACCAGCAGGAAAGAACAGCTACGGGACTATAGAGGCTACATTTTATGCAGAGAATGTTTTTACTACGCCAGCAGCAAAGAACGCAAGAAACATTTTGAAGAAATACGGAATAGAGGACGCAGAGAGCTTTTACAAATTCATTGAGCGGGACGACGTAACGGGCTGCGATTGGATAAGGTTTTTAATAGAGAAAGGCTTTTTATTTAATGAGTAGGCGGCAGCAGCCGCCACGAGTGCCGTTAGTTCAGTTGGTTAGAGCAGCCGCCTCATAAGCGGCAAGTCGTGGGTTCAAGTCCCACACGGCACATTGCGTAGCAGGCATGGCGAGCCTGCGGCAGAGGGCAGCAGGCTAATAGCTGCAATCTGTATACCGTGGAAAAATAGCGGCGGTCATACCAGCCAGAAAGTATGTGGACGGTCAACAGGTTTTCAGTTGCTTTTTAATGCGAAAAGCAGCCCGCACGGTAAAACCAAACGCCAGAACAGGAGAGCGGCACACATGGAAAGACAGAGAGCGCCGCCGAAAGGAAGAGAGGCAGAGAATGGCAGCAGAGGCATTGATAGTAGAGGACGCATACCAGAAAGGCTACGCAGATGCAATGGCAGATATGCGAAAGAAAAAAGAGCAGAGACGACAGCAGGAGCAGGCAAAGAAAGCCCGCCGCTGGTATTTCATTAAACAGAAAGCCTGCGGGCTTGCAATGCTTGCAATTACCGTGCTGGCAGTATGGGCGACAGAGGGCGACATAACGATAGCATTTATTACAGTACCGCTGGGGCTTACGTGCATTTTCAGTAAAGAAATGCTGATTATGAATGATTACTATTTTACTACGAAAGAAAGGAAAAAGAACCATGATACAGAATTGTTCGGCGGGATAGGTAGCCCACGTTGCGCATTGCGCAATATCGGCATACCAGTAAAAGCCATTGACTATGTAGAGATAGACGAAAAGGCAGTACGTTCCTATAACGCAATGTTTGCGGACGAGCTGCCATATAAGACACAGAGCGTCGTAGGCTGGAATTTAAAACCAGACATTTTAATACATGGCAGCCCTTGCCAAGATTTTAGCATAGCAGGACACCAAGGAAAAGCGACAGCAGAGGCGGGACGGATAAATAGAGGTAAGGGAGCAGACAAAGGTAGCGGCACACGTTCAAGCCTTATGTGGGAAACAATTCATATTATCGAGCAAATGGGAGAATGGAAACCAAAGTACGTAATATGGGAAAACGTCAAAAATGTGTTAAGTCGCTATATGCGGGTAAATTTCAACTTGTATTTATCAGAAATGGAACGGCTGGGATATAGTAGCAATTTTGAAATACTGGACGCAAGAGAGTTCGGTTTACCGCAAGCAAGAGAAAGAGTTTTCACAGTATCTGTATTGGGAAAAGAAAAATTTTCTTTTGATGATTTAATAAAAACGCCCATGAAAGATATAAACGACTTTTTACTACCAGATGCGCCGCCAGTGTATGACGTAACACAACCGAGCGTTTTAGACGCAATCGGAAAGAAAGGAATACGGCGGGCAACGGTAATAGAGGATTGCGCTTTTACAATTACCGCAAGGCAGGACAGAACACCAGCGCAGGTAATAGATATGGGCGGCGGGCGCTACAGATACCTTACAGAACGGGAGTGCTGGCGCTTGCAAGGCTATACAGATGCAGATTACGAGGCGGCGGCTGCGGTACATAAAAAAGTAGGGCGTTACACAATGCCACTGTATAAGCAGGCGGGGAACAGCATACCAGTACCTATTTTTGAGAGTATGTTTAGAAAAATATTGCTGGGCGAAACAACGGAAAGCGAGGCGGGAGAATGAGCCACAGATATTACAGCCATTTACGCCCGTTATCACTGGGAACATTTCCAAAACCGCAGGGAAACGAGATTTTACATATAGAAAATTTTGAGGAACGGCAAAACGTACCAGAGATAGCACGGCAGGCGTGGGGATACATTGAGTATAAAGAGGCACTTACAGAAATAGAGGCGGCAGCTTATGAGCTGATACCGTCAAACTGCATTTCTGAAATGGAAAACTTAGAGGCAAGGAGATAAAGGCAATGAGCGAGGTATACATACGCAGCCAGAATAAAGAAAAGCTGTATAGACTGGGCGGTAATTACGCCTGCGTAGAGTATGGAGAGTACGAGGACATAAAGAAAAAGAGAGGCGGCGCAGAGGCAGACAAAAAGCGCCATGTAATTTGCATAAGTGACGGGTGTTTAGAGGAAATCGGAGAGTATGCCACAAAAGAGCGTTGCTTAGAGGTGCTGGACGAGATACAGAAAGCGTGCGTAAGCTATCTGTTTACGGCTGGCGGTGCAGCTGTAATAAGGGGCGGCATGGACGTACAGCCGTTTGCAGCAGTAATACCGAGGCTGTACGAAATGCCGAAGAAGTAGGAGAGGCAGACAGTGACAGTAAAGGAATTTATAGGCACGTTGGAGAGTTCAGACCGCCTGCGCATTATCGAGGGAAAAGCAGAGGTTTACGTAGGGTATCTGGCAGTGTTCAAACCGTTTGCAGACCATGAGATAAGCGAGGAATACCGAAAATACAGCGGGCATGAGGTAAAGAAATTTAGAGCAGTGCCAGAGATAACGCACAGACGCTGGGAAGAGCTGGGGCTTATGAAACCATTAGAGCCAGACCAGACAGCACAGTATAAGTTTAGTGATTTGCAGATGTCGCTTTACTACACCATTTACATATAAGAAAGGAAAGGGCAGGAAGTATGACAAAGAAAAAGCCAGATTTTTTACGGGATTTAGATACTGCAATCATGGACGAGCTTACAGGTGGCGGTATCAAGGGGAATGCAGCGGGACTGGTAGGAACGCTTACACAGATTAAGGAAATTAAGCAGCTATGCGGGCTACCGTTTTGTGGTTATATGGCAAAGCTGGAAACGGTAAGACCAAGCGGCGTGCCGGACGAGGTAACGGTAGTATTTGCAGAGGACGTACCATACAGGGCTTGCAACGGCATAGAATTTGACGTTATGCAGGAATTTGTAGAGGGCAGCAGGCTTTTACTGACAGGTAAGGTGCAGACGCTTAAGGACTTCCAGAGCGGTAGACTGCTGGTATATATTCTGGCAGATTTTGTGGCGGTATCGGAAAAGGCAGTAGAGCAGGACGAGGCAGCAGTAAGAGGCGTTATAGCGAATAAGCCAACACACAGAGAAACACCGAGAGGCAAGCGCATTACTGATATTACGGTAAAGGTAAGAAATGAGCTTACAGGCGGCAGCTGCTTTTTACCGTGCATTTGCTGGCAGGAACAGGCAGACGAGGCGGCACAGTGGCAGCAGGGCGACACTGTAGAGCTGCTGGGACGGTATCAGAGCCGCCAGTATGAAAAGGTACTTGACACAGCCACAGGAGAAAGAGAACAGCGCACAGCTTACGAGGTATCAGTACGGCTGATTAGAAGAAAGGAAGAGGCAGAAAATGAAAAGTAAAACAATTTTAGGAGCAGACGGCGCAACAAAAATGCGGCAGATTACAGTAGGGATACACGGAAAAGGCGGCGAGGCAGGAATAAAGGCAATACAGCAGCTTGTAGGCATGGTGGACAGCTTAAAGCAGTGCCAGACACCACAGGAAGTATACGACAGATATTTACAAATTACGGGGTACTGTAAATGCTGCGTTGATTGTAATTTTATAGACCAAAAGGGAGCAGACGAGCTGATGTGCTTAGTAGCATATCTGGCAGGAAATGAACAGGCACGGGCAGAGGCACAACAGAAAGCGGGTAAAAAGGCATGAGAAAGGTTTATATATGCAGCCCATACAGGGCGAAAGACGGCACAGAACTGGACAGAAACATAGATTATGCGCAGCAGCTGACACGGCAGGCATTAGAGGCGGGTTTAGCGCCCATTACGCCGCATTTATATATGACGCAGTGCATGGACGATAAAAAGCCGGAAGAGCGGGCAAGAGGCATGGCTGCTGGGCTTGCGCTGCTGAAAGGCTGCGATTTTGTTATTGCGGGCGTGAAATACGGCATAACAGAGGGAATGGACAGAGAAATACATACAGCAAATATGCTGGGGATTACGGTTATAGATGCGAACCAGATTAAGCGGCATCTGGAATATGAGGAAAAGCGACAGGAGAGGGCGGCGAGCGATTACGCAAAGCTGCATAGCTGCGAGTTTTGCAGTGGTAGCAAATTATATAGCTGCACGGGCTACGATTGCAGAGAACCATACAGGCGGGCTTATGAGTACGCCTTAAGCCGTATAAGAGAGCGGCAGGAAACATGAAAAAATAAAAGCGCCTACGGTGGGGAAACACCATAGGCGCTAAGCTATACAGCTTTGAAATACTATAAAAATTATAAGCTATGTATGGCGCAAAGTCAAGAAATTTAACGGGCAGGCAGCCCGTTTTAACACTTGATAAAAGTATTAACGAACCGACAGAGAGGTAGATATATGCCATATGTAGAGAGGGTAACAAAAGCGGGAAATACGATAGAGATTGAGAGGTACTTTACCAGCAGATACAAAAAGAAAGGTATCAGCAGAGGGGATAAGGTAAAGCCAACAAAAGAAGAGCAGGAGAAAGTAAACACCAGACAGGCAGAGAGAAAGTTAAGGATACTCATAAATGCAAACTATGGCTATGGGGACTACCATTTAGTGCTTGACTATATCCGCAGGAAAGGAGAGCCGGACAGAACGCCGGAGCAGATGCGGCAGGACATAGACGTATTTTTGAGGGAGTGCAGAAAGGAGTACAGAAAAGCAGGGTTAGAGTTCAAATACATACACGTTATGGAGATAGGCAAGAAAGGTGCGAGGCATCACCACCTTGTAGTAAATAAAATTGACACAGAGATTTTACAACGCTGTTGGTATAAGGCATACGAGGGGCATAACAGGGTTAAGGTATTCCCACTGGACGATAGCGGCAACTATGCAGAGCTGGCAAGTTATTTAATCAAGTACACAGGAACGCACAAAAAGGGTACTGACGGAGCATTACAGGGCAAGCGCTGGAATTGCAGCAAGAATTTAGTAAGACCAGAACCAGAGTACCACATAATTTCAGACCGTGAGTATTTCAAGAAAGAACCAAAGGCAATAAAGGGCTATTACGTGGATAAGAACAGCGTGAGCATGGGAGTACATAGCCCAGAGTATTACGGCTACGGGTATTTAAGATACACCTTAGTAAAAATAACAGATAGGGGGGGGCTGAAATGCAGATAATCAAGGGCATTGCCATTGCCATTGCAGCAGTGCTGATAATAGCCGGACTGCTGGCGTTGATTGTGGCAACATATCTGGCGTTTAGAATTGCGGCGGCTATTTCTGAACAGCAGGAGAGCTGGAAAGACAGCGGCAGCAGAAAGGGCAGAAAACATGATAGAAAAAATTAAATACTGGTTATTCCAGAAAGGCAAGGACTGTAAGCGCTGCTGCCTACGGTGCAAATACTACGATATATGCCGCTGGGACGTACTGGGAAATGCAGGACTACAAAGCGAGGAAACAATAACGCTTTTGGCGATAGAGAACAGCAAGCCGCATAAGGACGGGCTGCTTTTCAGAATTTGCCAGTATGTAGAATTTAAGCAGAGAGCGAGGCGAGAAAATGAGAAACTTTAGACTGGACGACGAAAGCGGGCATCAAGAGGCATTATTTAGCTGGGCTGCATACAGAACAGAGATTATGCCGGAACTGCAATATATGTATCATGTGCCAAACGGCGGCAAACGTGATAAAGCAACAGCAGCGGTGCTTAAGAGGCAGGGCGTAAAGGCTGGCGTGCCGGATATTATGCTACCAGCTGCAAGGGCTGGGTATCATGGGCTTTACATAGAGCTTAAGGCAGGCGAGAACACGACGACCAAGAAACAGAAAGAGTGGTTAGAGTATCTGCGGCAGCAGGGCTATTATACCGCCGTCTGCTACGGCTGGCAGCCAGCAGCGCAGCTGATAGAGCAGTATTTATTACATTCAGACGAGCTTACAAAAGAACAGGAAACAGTAACCATGCGTTAGGGGCGACGCAGGAAAGAGAGGCAAAGAATGAAAACAATAAGCATTTTGAACTTAAAGGGCGGCGTAGCCAAGACCTTTACAGCGGCAAACATGGCGTATGAGCTTTACAGGCGAGGCTATAAGGTGCTGCTGATTGACAACGATAAGCAGGGGAACTTAAGCAAGGCGTACAGCAGATATGACGCAGAGAACGTAGCACCAGTTACAAAGCTGCTGGCTGGGGACTGGGAAAACGCAGACGAGCTGATACAGCATACAGAGTATGAGGGTATCGACATTGTAACGGCGAATATGTCACTATTTGGGGCTACATGGAATTTAACCAAAGAGGACAGCGAAAACCAGATAGAGAGATACAAAGCACTGGTAACAGCAAAAGTGCTGGGGTTCGGCTATGCAAAGTTTGACTATATAGAAACAGAGCGGGCGTATGATTACTGCATCATTGATAACCCGCCGGATATTGGGCTTAATGTTGTAAATGCGCTGGCAATCACGGACGAGGTAATAGTACCCGTAAAGGTTGACGAGGACGCTTTAGAGGGGCTGGACATTGTGACAGAGCAGATAGAGGACGCAAAGGCGTTTAACCCAGCATTAAAGCTGGCAGGCGTGCTGATTACGTCATACCAGAATACAGACGGCGAGGCAGCAGGCGTAGAGTGGCTGGGACAAAAGACGGATTTTAATATTTTGGGTATTATTCGGTATTCCAAGAAAGTGGCAGAAAATACTTTTATGCGTAAGCCGATTTATGAGTATAGCCCATGCTGCGGAGCAGCGCAGGGGTACAAGAAATTTGTAACAGCATATACAGGGAAAGCGAGGTAGCGGGCGTGGCACATAAAGAGAGAATATGCGTTTACTGGCATTGCAGCAGGACTGGTGGTACGGAGTGCTGGAACTGGGGCAGCAAATTTGCAGGGCAGAAATGCCCGCAAAGCGACGCTTGTGAGCATTGGAGAACGTGCGAAATGTGCAACGGAGTAATGGGACAGTGTAAGAAAAAACAAAGGATTGAGAAAGTGAGGTAGAGAATATGGCAAAGTTTGGCATTAACGACATTCTGAACGCAAAGACGAAAGCAGCAGGGCAGCAGGCACAGACAGAGGGATACAAAGAAATCTATTTAAGCCCTTACGAGGTAAAAGCAGCGCAGGAGAATACACACCAGAAATTAGAGAACATAGAAGAGCTGGCAGACAGCTTTTTACACGTAGGACAGGAGCAGCCTACAGTATTGGCGAGAGTAAACGGGGAATACCGTATAATCGACGGACACAGACGTAATGCGGCAAATATTTTAAACTTAGAGCGGGGGCATAAGGAGTATGAGAAAGTGCTTTACCGCTTTATGGATATGAGTGAGGCAATGTATGAGCTGCGCTTATTGGCTGGCAACGGATATACGCAGGAGCTTACAGCCTATGAAAAAACCAGATTAGTAGAGCGTACCAAAGCGGCGCTTATCAGAGCCAAGGAAGAGGACGGCTTAGAGATACAGGGCAAAATGCGTGATTTAGTAGCAGCTATGATAAACGAGAGCAGCACAAACGTAGCCAGAATGGACGCAATCAACAACAACGCAACGCCGGAGATTAAAGAGCAGCTGAAAGAGGGCAATTTAGGCATCACTGCTGCATACGAGGCAGCCAAGCTGGACGAGGACGAGCAGAAAGAAATAGCGGAAAAAGCAGCAGCGGGCGAAAATGTGAGGGCAAAGGAAATAGCGGAAAAGGTAGCAGAGAAAAAGGCGGGGGACGATTACGAAACACCGCACCCAGAAAGCATAACGTCTTTGTGCTATTCCTGCCAGAAATACAAGGACTGCAACGTAAAAACGGGAACGTGCCAGAAATGCGACCAGTACATAAACAAGGCAGAGGCTGAAAAGACGGACGAACAGCGGTACAGTGAAGAGCAGGACGCTATAGACCGCCAGACAAAGAAGAAATTGCAGGAGCGGGCAGACACAGAAAAAATGGAGCATCTGCCAAGCGAGGGAAACACAGAGCATAAGCAGCATGAGATAAAAATAGTGGCATCTTATTACGAGGACGTAGTAAGCGGGAAAAAGAGCTTTGAGCTGCGGAAGAATGACAGAGGTTATAAACAGGGCGACAGCCTTAAAATGCTGGAATTTAAGGACGGTAAGCATACAGGGCGCACGATTGATGCAGATATTATTTATATGCTGGAAGATTATACAGGACTTACAGAGGGCTACTGTATTTTGGGTATCAGAGTAACAGACTATACAGGTAAGGTGTCCGAAACGGACACGGAAATTTAACGTAGGAAGTGAGGCATAAAATGAAATACAGACAGTGGAAAAAGAACTACAAGAAAAAACACGGAGTAAACCCGCCGTTAGAGCTGGACAAGCGAAAACAGCGCAGGCTTGTAAGAAAAATGGCAAGGCAGATAAATAAAACATTGCCAACAGCAGCAGAAACATTGACGGCAGCGCTTAACCGCTGGGTACAGAGTATAAAGCCAGCACTGGCGACATTATGCGAGAACATGGCGGCAGCGTTTAGCAATGCTGCGGCAGGATTGAGAGAAGAAAGCGAGGCGGTAGAAAATGACTAATATTTTACTGGGAATTATAGCACTGGAATTGCTGGCTATATTTTCAAAGCTGGACAAACTGGAAGAGGGGAGTAGAAAGCATGAATAACGTATCACTTACAGGGCGGCTTACAAGAGAGCCAGAGCTTAGATATGGCGGGCAGGACAATAGCACAGCTATTACCCGCTTTACGCTTGCGGTAGACGACGGAAAAGACACAGATTTTATAAATATTAAGTGTTTTGGACGTACTGCGGAATGGGCGCAGAAATGGTTAAGCAAAGGCAGCAGGGCAGAGGTTACGGGAAAGATTAAAACAGGCAGCTACGAGAGCCAGCGCACAGGCAGCAAAGTATATTACACAGAGGTTGTGGCAAATAGCGTAGGATTTGGAGAGAGCAAAGCAGAGGCAGAGGCGAGAGGGCAGCAGCTGCCAGAGAGTGACGGGTTTATGAACATACCAGAGGGCGCAGACGAAGAGCTGCCGTTTAATTAACAGAAAGCGAGGTACAGAACATGGAGCAGGAAGAAACAAAGACAATGGCGGCGGCAGAGGCAGAAATGCCGCCAGAGGCTGAAAGCTGGGTACAGCTGCACGAAAGCGAATTAACAGAGCTGATGCAGAAACAGGCAAAGGCTGCAATAACGGAACTGAAAAGACAGGAAAAGCAGGAACAGAAGAAAGAGAAATACCACAACACTTTTACGCTTATGAAATGTTACCGTGATGCAGTTTTCCATATCGAGAACGCAATAAGCGACGGGCAGCAGTTAGAGCTTAAGGGCATGACGGACGAGCAGCAGCGTACATACTTAGAGAGTATCAGAAGCACACGCTTTAAGACATTGATAATGACAGCGCATATAGACAAAGCGGTAGAAGAGATAGAGCGCCGCAGAGAGGCAGCAGGCAGAGGCGTAGAGTACAAGGCTTTTGAAATGTATTTCATGCAGGGTATGGACTATGCGGAAATTGCAGAGCAGCTGGACACAGGAAAGAATACACCGAGGCGCTGGGTAACAGGTATCATAAATGAGCTGTCAGTATTATTGTGGGGCATTGATGAAGAGAGGGTAAAGTAAGTGTTTGAAAAAATAAAGGCATGGATAAAAAGAAAGCGGGAAACAGCGAGAGAACAGCAGGCGGCAGACAGACTGATAAAGCATATAGAGCAGGCGTTAGGATTTGAGCTTTACGAGTGGCAGAGGTTATATATAATAACTGGGATATGGCAGCCGCCAGAGGGACGACTGCACGGAAGAACGACAGCATATATATTGCGGCTATTGTTAGACCAGAGTAAGCCACTGCTGCTGTATGAGTTTTCACAAGTGGCAGCGTATGCAGATAACCCATTTATGGAGCGGCAATATCAGCCAGTACCCATGCAGTATGCAGGCTGGTTTAGGCATGAGATAAGGAGCATATACGAGCAGCTAAGAGCAGCAGGCGTGCCAGTAAGAGAAATGATAACAGTGCAACAACGGGTAATATCGTGGTAAAAACGTGGTGTTTACATGGGAAAACAAAAGAGATACAATGGTAGCATGAAATGAGTAGGCGATAGCTTAAGCCATGTGCGGCAGCAGTTGCCTACTCTTTTTCTATTCATTCTTTAGCCTCCACCCAGCGCATGAAACTTAGGGCGCTGGGGAATGAAGAAAGAGAGGGGATAGTATGAAAGCATGGGCTAAGAGCTTTTATTTATCGGCGGCATGGGAACAAACCAGAGCCGCTTATTTAATGTCACAAGATTATATTTGTGAACGCTGCGGACAGCCAGCAAAGATAGTGCATCATAAGCGCTGGCTTAACAGAGAGAACATAAACGACATAAGCGTTACGTTGTGCTGGGATAACTTAGAGGCGTTGTGCCAAGACTGCCACAACAAGGAACACCACAAACAGGAGAGGCATAAGCGGTACCGGTTTGACGAGAACGGCGGCATACTCCCCCCATATCAGAAAAATAATTAAAGGGGGCGAATAC